TGGCGAAATCTCGACTTTGATAACATAGGGGCCTCTCGTGCCCCACTCATTCAGGTTGTGTTTACCGATGATCGCGGAATGCGAATTCGACTCGTCAAGCCAAAATTCGCGATCTTTCGTCAGGACGAAGCTGGCAAATTTACACATATTAGTCTCCCTGTTGTCTAAGGCTTTCTGGCGGGTTACGTACCGGCCCAAGTTACCAGCTTGACGCTCCGCTTGCCGTGGAGACCGGCTCGGGGAAGATCAAGCGAGAGCAGATTGGATGGCCTCAAGCGAGGTGTCTCCGTCGTATTTCTCGATCCCCCAATGGGGAACGAAAATATAGTTCTGCCCTTTTGCGCTGGTTAACAGGTAAGCATCTGGGCGGTAGTTTTTGGGGGTTGGAATGTGGGCTTGAACCATTAGATTCATAAAGCCGATCTTGACAATGCTGCCTGGTTGCCAGTTCTGCTCTGTTTTGGTGATCATTTTAGGTCTCCCTCCATGAGGCTGGTTGCCTCTAACAACACAACCACTATGCGCCGACCAAAATGGCGTGTCAAGAAAAAAGTGAGCCAAATCCGAGAAAAAAATGACTAAAGTACTGTCGTCCCACATTGTGCACCGCTTACCGTAGGATCGGAGCGGCGGAGCCTATTCCGCCCGGACCCGTTTCCGCCATCTGAATTTTGCTACAGCTAATTGTTGCGCCTCGAGGTGGCGTGCGCACTTTTTGAAGCCGGTTTTTGGTGCCTCATCGCAAATGGAGCACTTCTTATCGTATTGCCGGAGTGCTCTCCGCCTCTTTTGCTCGGCAGCGCATTTACCGGGGTGATTCAAGCGATACTTTGCTTGGCGTTCCTTCCCGGTGAGAGAGTCCGGTTTTTTCGGCCTTCCCATCTAGTTCGCCAAGATGCGCATTACTTGCGCTTTCCGAATCAAAATTGCTCCATCCTCGGGCAATCCGCCATCGCGGGCTGCATCGCCCTCACGCTCGCCAGAAATAAGCAAATACGATTCAGTTGATGGCCAAAAAGAGCGGCAAGCCCGGATGCCTTCAGCAATTTTCTCTTCAGAATCATCGGAAATCTCAAAACAGCAGGTGCCATCAAGTTCAGTAAGCTCTTCCACCCAATCACAGGAGATCGGCTCATGGAAAGAGTTGGGAAGAACCTGGCCGATTTGTTCATCTCCATTCGATGTGCGGATTCCGTATTTCATAATCCCCTCCAATGAAATAATGTTACGATATTACACGCCAAATGTCAAGAACTTTTTTGAAACTTTCTTACTATCGTCCCACATCGCGAACATTGCGTATGTATGCTACACTGAAGCAAATGCAACAGCACGAAGCGGTAAAGGCAAAAGCCAAAACCCCTTATAGCGATTACGCGATGACCACTCAGCAGATCGCCGAGCGACTCGGTTGCACTCGCCAAGCAGTGGAACAAACCTTACGGAGCGCGTTACGTAAGCTCAACAAAGACAAGGTGTTATCTTCATACATTGCGTCTTTGCCAGATCACATGCGATACTAAATCCGCACCCGATTTATTGGCTCCGAGCGCCAATAGGCTCGGCCTCCTGAAGTAACCAAGCCAGAGATGTCCAAAAATCATCGCATCCTCAATGTATCTCGCGGTTTCACGCTCAAGCATGGCCAGGCCGTTAAGGCTATTGGCAATTGCGCTTGTGCCTGGGTCGAATACGGCGTTTCGATTCGCGATCTCACGATTGCAGAGGCGATTACAGCCCGCAATGAGCAGGCCCGCATAGCTGAGCCGTTGCCGTTGGCTGAGCTACCCGGCCTGGTGGTAAGAAATCTGCCGCATTATTCGGACGAGCTTGAACTCGCAACGACAGCTAACAAGTTCGCGTTCGAGGCGGTGTGATGCGCGATGGCAAACCTTATCAAAGGCGATAAGCCGCGGACAAATCGGACCCCTAAAAGGCGCGCAGCGTTTCTTGCGTCGCTTAAAGAAACATGCAACATCACTAAAGCATGTGAATTGAGCGGTTTATCGAGGACCACGGCGTATGATTGGAGAGGGGACGATCCCGACTTCGCTGTGGATTGGCAGAAAGCGTTGGATGTTGCGGCAGACTTGCTGGAAGAGGAAGCGGTACGCCGGGCCAAAGATGGCACGCTCAAACCTGTGTACCAGGGCGGCGAGCTGGTAGGGCACATTCAGGAGTATAGCGATACACTGATGATCTTCCTTCTTAAAGGGGCGAAGCCACAAAAATACATGGAACGCCGCGCAGTAGAGGCAAGCGGACCCAGCGGCGGTCCTATCCAGGCCGAGATCAAGATCGAACTCGTAAAAACCCAAAACTCGAATCCCTGATGCAATTTCCTGAAGAGCTTACGCCGCTCCTTGAGCACCATCCATACAAGGTTCTTTACGGCGGCCGCGATGGGGTCAAGAGCTGGTCGATCGCTCAAGCGCTGTTGCTGCTGGGGACAGGCAAAATGGATGGCTGGGCGACGCCGCTGCGCATTCTCTGCGGGCGCGAGACGATGGATTCGATTCGGGAGTCTGTACACCAGTTGCTCAGCGATCAGATCGGCCGACTTGGGTTAGGCGATTTTTACCGCGTCCTGCAATCCGAGATTCGCGGGCCAGAGTGGCACCCGACTGAGTTTGTTTTCTGCGGCTTGCGCAAGCAAACCGTCAGCTCAATCAAATCCTATGAGTCGATCGACATCTTCTGGGGAGAGGAAGCCAGCACAGTCAGCCGGCGATCCCTGACGATTCTGCTCCCGACTGTTCGCAAGCCGGGCTCGGAAATCTGGTGGAGTCTTAACCCCGACCTCGTGACCGATCCCGTCTACACCGATTTTGTGTTAGATCCGCCGCCGGGCGCGTGGTTGCGAAAGACAAGTTATCACGACAACAAATGGCTGAGTCCCGAATCGAAGCAAAAGATTGAGACCCTCAAAGCTAAAGATCCAGATGCGTTCCACCACGTCTACGAAGGCGGCACGCGCTCAACAGTTGAAGGCGCGATCTATAAGGCGGAGATACGGGAGGCTGAGAAGGAAGGCCGAATACGCGCCGTCCCCTACGATACCATGCGGGCAGTCGACACTTTCTTTGATCTGGGATACGCTGATCGTGTCTCTGTTTGGGCCGCGCAGCGCACGCCGTTTGAAGTCAAAATCCTTCGCTACTTCGAGGGCGACCATCAGGCTATCGACTACTATCTCAAAGAGATACAGGCCTGGGGATACATTCTCGGCACCTGTTACCTACCTTGGGATGGCGGCGCGAAACAGTTGGGCACAGGACGATCGATAGAAGAGGTTGTCCGCGCCAAAGGATTCAAGGTCGAGGTTCTGCGCCAATCCAGCATTGCAGACGGCATCAATGCGGTGCGCACGCTGTTTCCGCAGATGTACTTCGATTCCAATCTTTGTGCGGATGGCCTGAGCTATCTGCGGCGCTACCAATGGGGCCCATCAAGCGCGCTAGGGCAAGCGAGACGCGAACCCTTACACGACGATGCCAGCCACCCGGCCGATGCGCTGCGCACAATGGCGATGGCGATCAAAGAACCTAAAGGCAAGAAAGCAAAGACCAACAAACCGCCGGTTACGGTATCGGTATGGGGGTGATATGGCAGTCTTGAAAGCAGCAAAGCGCAACGCATTGCCCAGCAGCACGTTCGGCCTGCCAGGCTCGCGCAAGTATCCGATGCCAGACCGCAGCCACGCCGCTAACGCCAAGGCACGCGCCACACAGCAGGTTGCACGCGGCAATCTGAGCGCGTCGTCGGCGTCGAAGATTCGAGCGAAAGCAAACCGGATTTTGGGGGAGTGATGCCCTGGACCCGTAAGCAAGTGAAACTGCTGCTCTCGAAGTATTCGCCGCTCACGGCGCCGCAAAAGACGAAGATGGTCGACGAGCTGCACGCCAATCCGGCAATGGGACATGCCCGCAAGGGATCAAAGGAGCTGAAGAAAAATGGCTAAGGTAATTCGCAGAATGGAAATCGAGCCCGCCGAGAATGGGGGGCATACGGTCACTCACCACTACAAAGAGAGCCCCCGCAAGGACAATCGCGCCGCGGCCGGTATAAGCATGGGATACGCAGAACCCGAGTCGCACGTCTTCGGCAAGAACGAAGGCCACGAGATGCTGGCACATGTCGCCAACCACCTCAACATCCCAGAAAGCCAGGGCGAGCCGGCGCAAGAAACAGAGGAGCCGGAAGGCGAAGAGGAAGCGTGACCTGGACGCCTAAGATGATCCAAGCGACCCTGCTTAAGTCAGCAGCCCCTAAGCTGGCAATGCCTTTGCGCGTCGTCTCAGCAAACCGTCCGAGCCGTCCACCGTCCCCGCGTGGCATGAG